TAAGGTTGAAGATGAGGATGTTATTGATAACCCTTTCTAGAGTCTAACTAATAAAAATAAAATTGGCAGGAACTTTACTTCCTGCCTTTTTTATAGTATAATATAATATGAGAACTAACCTTGGAGAAAAATGGAATTAGAAATTGAATTATCTGAATTAAGAAAAAGAAAAATCTTTGTGGCAACCCCGATGTACGGTGGACAGTGTCACGGTATGTATTGTAAATCATCTGCCGACCTTGCTAAAATGGGACAAGCATATGATGTTGACATCAAGTTCTTCTATTTGTTTAACGAGTCACTAATTACTCGTGCTAGAAACTATTGTGTTGATGAGTTTATGCGTGGTGATTACACTCACCTGATGTTCATTGACTCTGACATTGGTTTTGATGCGAATGATGTATTATCCCTCGCAGCATTGATGGATCCAGAAGAGATGGATCCTAAGAAACGTAAAGAGATTATGTGTGGACCATACCCGAAGAAAACTATTGCTTGGGAAAAGATTAAACTTGCAGTTGATAAAGGTTATGCTGATGATAATCCAGGCGACCTCGAGAACTTTGTGGGTGATTATGTATTCAACCCTGCTGGTGGTCAAACTGAAATTCGTTTAGATAAACCCGTGTCAGTTCTTGAAGGTGGCACAGGTTTTATGATGATACAACGTAGTGCGTTTGAAAAGTTCGGTGAAGCATATCCTGACTTCTCATATATCCCTGACCACGTAAGAACTAAACACTTTGACGGTAGTCGTGAGATCCATATGTATTTTCAAGCACTAATTGATGAGAAGTCTAAACGATACTTGTCTGAAGACTATATGTTCTGTCAGTGGATGCGTGAGATTGGAGTTGAAACTTTCTTAGCACCTTGGATGAAACTATTACACACGGGTTCATATACGTTCGGTGGTTCTTTAGCAGACTTAGCATCTCTAGGTGCGAGTGCTACTGCTGATGCTAAACAAATTAAGAATATGAAGAAATGAGTAAATTTAAATACAGCGAAGATAAAATCCTAAAAGAGTTGTACGACTATGTGTCGGCAACTTATGGTGAGCACTACTCTATGAATAATATTCAGTCTACTGAATTTATAATGGATGCTGGACACGGTGCTGGGTTTACAATTGGGAATATTATTAAGTATGCCCAACGGTATGGAAAGAAAGGAACACCTGAAGATTATAGAAAGGATTTGATGAAAGTCCTCCACTATGGGATAATGGCATTACACGTACACGATACAAAACACGATAAAACTTTACAATCAACCGAAAGTAAAGTATAATATAATATAAACACTATACAACTGGAATTACAGTTGGCTTTGAATACTATGTCTGGAATTACAGACAGCACTTTATCAATTACAATAGGAGAAAATGATGAAACATAAATGATAAGGAAATAGAAATGAAGATAAGTGAAAAGACAGTTGAAATTTTAAAGAATTTCGCAACAGTGAATCCATCAATGGCATTCAAAGCAGGTAATAAAATCAGAACAGTATCTGAGCAGAAAAACATTCTTGCTCAAGCAATCGTTCCTGAAGACTTCCCTAAAGACTTTGCTATCTATGAGTTGAACCAATTCCTAGGACTGGCAAGTTTATTTGACGATGCTGAATTTGATTTTAAAGACAACAACGTAACACTAAGTGAGGGTTCTACTAAATCACGATACACCTATACAGATGCATCAATGGTAACTGCTCCACCTGAGAAGAATATTGAATTGCCTTCTGAGGAAATTACTTTCGTTATGAAGAAGGACGTATTTGCTAGAGTTGCTAATGCAGCAAACCAATTACAATTACCTGAAGTAGTTGTTCGTGGTGATGGTACTACTGTTAAATTAGTAGCAACTGATGTTAAGAATCCAACCTCTAATGAATTTGCTGTTGATGTGAGCACAGACTCTGCCGTGTTTGACTTCGTATTTAAAGTTGAGAACTTCAAGATGATTGCTGGCGATTATACCGTCACTATTTCGTCTAAGGGAATTGCTAACTTTAAAGGTGAAATCGCACAGTACTGGATTGCTACTGAAGCAGGTTCTAAATACAACGGTTAATTGACAATTTAAATAGGAATTATATTATGACATTAAATGAACAAGATAAGAAAGATATTTTACACGTAATCAAAGATTGCTCTGACTCACTAACTCGTATGGAGGGTGAACGTGAGTTTATCAAAGAAGCAATCATTGGTTTGAATGCTAAGTATGAGATGGACAAAGGGCATATCCGTAAAGTTGTGAACATTTACTATAAGCAAAACCTTGCTGAAGTACAAGCACAAAACAGTGAAGTCGAGGATCTGTACGAAACTCTGACTGCTTAGAACTTTACTTATAGTCGGGTTTACGGTATAATATACTATATACCATATACTATATACTTTTTGATGATGGAGAACTTGAATGGAAGACTTTTTGTGGGTCGAGAAATACAGACCCAAAACGGTTGCTGATACCGTATTACCAGCAGATCTAAAGGCAACGTTTCAACAGTTCGTTGACAATAAAAATGTACCAAACTTATTACTAACTGGCCCAGCTGGTGTGGGTAAGACCACGATTGCTAAGGCAATGTTGGAAGAGATTGGTGCTGACTATATTGTAATCAACGGTTCAGATGAAGGTCGTTTGATTGACACACTGAGAACAAAGATTAAAAACTTTGCTTCAAGTATGTCATTATCAGGTGGACGCAAATATGTTATCCTAGATGAAGCAGACTATCTGAATGCTGAGACTGTACAACCTGCCCTAAGAAACTTTATGGAGGAATACTCATCTAACTGTGGATTCATCCTAACGTGTAACTTTGTCAATAAGATTATTGCCCCGTTACATTCACGTTGCTCGGTTGTAGAGTTTAAGATTGGTAATAAAGATAAACCTAAAATGGCGAGTGAGTTCTATCATCGTGTTTGTATGATTCTTGATTTTGAGAACATTGAATATGAAGACAAAGTCATTGCCGAAGTTATTACTAAGCACTTCCCTGACAATAGACGTGTCTTGAATGAATTACAACGATACAGTGCGAGTGGTAAGATTGACTCTGGCATCTTGGTCAACTCGTCAGATGCTAATTTCAAGACCCTAATGGATGCTCTGAAGGCAAAAGAGTTCTCTACCACGAGGAAATGGGTGGGTCAAAATATTGATGGAGACGTTGCTCCTTTCTTCCGTAAGTTATATGATACAATCTATGACCATGCAGAACCGAGTAGCATTCCCCAAATCGTAGTGACATTAGCAGACTATCAACATAAGTCAGCATTTGCTGCCGACCAAGAGATTAACACTATGGCATTATTGACTGAGATTATGGTTGATACTGAGTGGAAGAAGTGAAGTGTGTAATCTATGATTATGAAACGTTAAGTCAAAATGCCTTCGATGGTGTAGCATTGTCAGTTGCTGGCATTGCTTATGATGAGTCTAGGTTTTTAACCAACCCATACACCTATGAAGAACTGCTCGATATGTGTGAGTATGTTAAGTTTGATGTAGCAGACCAAGTTAAGTATGGTCGTAAGGTTCAGAAAGGTTCATTAGATTGGTGGAAGAAACAGTCTAAAGATGCTCAAAAGCAATTGCTACCATCAGATAATGATGTGTCAATCACCGAACTGATACCATTCTTAAATACACTTGATATCAAAAATGCCAAGAAAGTATTCACTAGAGGTAATTCATTCGATCCAGTGTTCACACGGTCAATCTGCGATTCGCTTGGATTGGTCGATCCGACTCCATGGTGGGTCATCAGGGACGTCAGGTCTTATGTGGACGGTTTTACTTATGGGACGGATATTAACCACGACTTCATTCCCAAAGAACTGACGGATAAATTTGTGCAGCACGATCCAGAACACGATGTAGCAATGGACGTGATTAGAATGCAATTTTTAATAAGGACAATCTATGGCAAAGACTAACCCATTTGACTTCACAAACTCAATCAACACGTCTAAAAAGAATTTGATGCGTGGTACTGATAACGATGTGCTCGCTGAGAAATCTTACAGTCCATTCCTAACTAATAGGGCATTGTCATATCATAATGATACAGTTGCTATTGCTAATGAGATGAACACTAACCATTTCCTTGACAAACGTTTACAGTATGAATTTCTATTGAACATTATACGTCCTAAGAAAAGGTATGCTAAGTGGTCTAAGAAAGAGAAGGGTGGAGAGGTCGACCTCATTAAAGAATACTATAAATACAATGACATTAAAGCAAGACAAGCACTCACCATTCTGACTAAAGAGCAGATATCTGCGATAAGAAATAAGTTAGAGAAGGGTGGGAAAGAATGATATATTATAAATAATCTGATAATCCAATAATTATGAGATACATATGATTGACACAATGATAGAAGTCACTCTTGCAAAAGAAGATGACTTTTTAAAGATTAGAGAAACACTTACTCGTATAGGTGTATCATCTCAAAAGAATAAAACAATTTACCAGTCGTGCCATATTTTACATAAACGTGGCAGTTATTACATTGTGCATTTTAAAGAACTATTTGCACTAGACGGTAAACCAAATAACTTCGGTGATGAAGATACTGCACGTAGAAATACTATTGCCAACCTTCTAGCAGAATGGGGTCTTGTGACTCTTGTTAAACCTGAAATGAGCACTGAACCAGTTGCTCCACTTTCACAAATCAAAATCCTTCCGTTTAAAGAAAAACGTGAATGGAATCTAGAA